TGCGGGTATGAATCCAGAAGCAGCTCCAGAGCACTTAAAGAACGCTCTAACAAGAGACTACACCGATTTAATAAAAGCTATTGATAAAAAAAAGAAAGGTAAGTAATGTCAAGTGCAAGAGAAAATGATTTAAATCCAGATATTCGTATTGGTTTAAAACTGCCTTTTACACGAGACAGAGCTGGATTATTCGGACAAACAGAAACTACATTAGAACAAGCTGGATATAACATAAAAAATTTGTTACTAACATCAAAAGGTGAAAGAGTAATGCAACCAGAGTTTGGTTCTGATTTAAGAGACTTGTTATTTGAACAATACACAGAAGACTTAACAGATAGAATTAAAGAGGCTATTGAAGAAGCAATGTCTACTTGGTTACCATACATAGTAATATCAAGTGTAGATGTGACAGAAGATGAAACAAATCCAAATCAAACAAAAGTTGATTTAGATTTTTCTCTAAATTACGAACCAAATAGATTCGAGTCTATTACCTTAAATTTTGACAATACAACAGGAACAACAAGTGGAGCAAGTTCTATATATTAGGAGTGAATAAATGCCAACAATAGAAAAAGAAATAAGATATTTAAACAAAGACTTCTCTCAGATTAGAAATAATCTAATAGAGTTTTCTAAGCAATATTACCCAAACACACACAAAGACTTTAATGAGTCTTCACCGGGTATGATGTTTATTGAAATGGCAGCTTATGTCGGTGATGTAATGTCATATTATGTAGATTCACAATTTAAAGAATCTTTACTAGGATATTCAGAAGAATTAAGAACACTTTATTCAATGGCACAAACATTTGGATATAAACCAAGATTATCAGCTCCTTCTAATGTAACTTTAGATGTTTTTCAATTAGTTCCAGCAAAAGGAACAGCATCAAGTATAGAACCAGATTATGATTACGCATTAAATATACCAGTAGGAGCAAGAATTGAGTCTTCTAATGGAACAACATTTAGAACAATACAAGATTGTAATTTCAAATACAATACAACACGCTCACCAAGAATAACATCAATCTTTGAAAGAGATAGTAATGATTCACCAACATTTTATTTATTAAAAAAACAAGTTAAAGCTGAAAGTGGAGTTGTTACGGAAGAAGAATTCACCTTTGGTTCAGCAAAAAAATACTCAAGTATTAAATTATCAAATGAAAATATTGTAGAGATAATAAGTTGTGTTGATTCAGATAATAATAAATGGTATGAAGTTGATTCATTAGCACAAGATACGGTATTTGATGAGGTTGAAAATACTTCAGACAACGACCCATCACTTTCAACATACGCAAGTGATGTTCCTTATTTATTAAAACTAAAGAGAGTAGCAAAAAGATTTACATCATTCAAAAGAGCTGATGCAAAAACAGAATTAAGATTTGGAGCTGGAGTTAGTGATAATGCAGACGAAGAAATCATTCCAAATCCCGATTCAATTGGTTCTAACTTACCAGATAGTCCTTCAAAGATATTGGAAACATTTGACCCAGTTAATTTCTTAAAAACAAAAACATATGGACAAGCACCATCAAATACTACATTAACTATAAAGTATTCATATGGTGGTGGTATAAATGATAATGTTCCATCGGAGGACATTACAAAAATTCAAGGAATTAATTATGTTATAGATTCCACAAGTTTATCAGCAACAACATTAGATACTGTAAAACAATCAGTAGCATTTACAAACCCTGAAGCATCAAGTGGTGGTATGGGAGCAGAAAGTGTTGAAGAGTTGAGAGAAAACATTAAAGCATATTTCCAAGCACAAGGTAGAGCAGTTACTAAAGAAGATTATATAGTTAGAACATATGCATTACCAGACAAATATGGAAACATTTCAAAAGCTTATATGGTTCAAGACGACCAACTAAGTGGAACACCACAAAGTTCATATACAATTACCGAAGAAGATATTGGAAAACCAATTTCAGAGTTATCAAATAGAATACCTAATCCATTAGCACTAAACTTATATGTTCTTGGATATAATTCTAATAAACAACTTTCAGTTGTAAATGATGCAGTAAAAGAAAATTTAAAAATTTACCTATCAAGATTTAGAACAATAACAGATGCAGTAAATATTAAAAATGCATATGTTATTAATTTTGGTATAAATTATAAGATATTAACACAACCAAATTACAATCAAGACGAAGTTTTATTAAAAGCTTCAAACAGAATTGAAGAATATTTTGATATCGATAGATGGCAAATAAATCAACCAATTATGTTAGGTGATTTGTCATATGAAATTGCACAAGTAGAAGGTGTAGCATCAGTAACAAATATTACAATTAATAATGATAACACATATAAAGTATCTGAGGGATATAGTGGTAATGCTTTCGATACAGCTGGAGCTACAGAAAACAGTATAGTTTATCCTTCACTTGACCCAAGTATTTTTGAATTAAAATATCCTGGAAGAGATATCATAGGTTCAGTAGAGGGAACTAATACAGGAGGGAATCAATAATGCATTTCTTTACATTTGCAGAAAAAGACGCAACACTTTATGAAGGTAGTGCTACACAAAGTAGAAATACTGGATTAGATGAAATATTAGAAGTTCGTAAAGATATGAATACTGATGGTTCAGTAGTAAATGTATCACGAACTTTAATTAAGTTTGATATAACTAATATATCTGAATCAATTGTAGCAGGAACTATTCCTGAAAACGCAAGATACTATTTAAATTTATATGACGCAAGGTCAACAGAATTAACAACAAGTCAATCATTATTTGCTTATCCAGTAAGTCAATCTTGGGTTCAAGGTGATGGAAGATTTTTTGATAGTCCCGCAACTACCGAAGGTTGTTCTTGGAGATATCGTGACGGAGAAACAACAGGAACTCAATGGGTAAGTGGTTCAAACAATACAGGTGGAACTTGGTTTAACCAATATGAAGCATCTCAGTCATTCAATCACGAAACAATAGATATGAGAATGGATGTTACTGATATTATGAAACAATGGTTAAGTAGTTCAATAGCTAATGAAGGATTTATAGTAAAGCGTTCAGGTAGTATTGGTAATACTTCATCTTCATTAGACGAGGGAAGCACAGATAGACTTGGAAATTTCGCATTCTTCTCAAGAGATACACACACAATATATCCACCAAAGTTGGAAGTAGAATACGATGATTCAATATTTAATACCGGTTCATTATCAACTTTAGATGCAGATGATGTAGATGAGGTTACTATTTATATGAAAGGTTTAAGAGAGGAATATAAAGAAAAATCAAAAATTAAATTTAGAGTATATGGTCGTGAAAGATTTCCAACAAGAACTTATTCAACAAGTTCTCAAAATCTAAATGTAAAATTTATTCCAAGTCAAAGTCAATATTCAGTTAGAGATGCTTTGAGTGAAGATGAAATTATACCATTTTCAACTGGTTCTTATCTAAGTTGTGATGGAGCAGGTAATTATTTCAGATTAGATTTAAACGCATTTCAACCAGAAAGACACTATCGTTTTCTTTACAAAGTTGTAAGTGGTAGTGGGAATACAAGAGTAGAACACATCTTAGATGAAGACCACATATTTAAAGTAACGAGGTAAAAAAGTGCCTTACACACGACAAGAATTAGAAACATATCAATGGTATCAAGATAGAATTGAAGCAAGACGAAATGAATATCTTACTTACTTAGAAGAATCTAAATCAGAACAAGAAGATAATGAAATAAGACAACATATGGTTGATGGGAATGGTGTTCTTTTAAGTTTTGAAAACATTGATGATGAAGTAAGATTAAAAGAACCATTTAGACGAGCAGGATTAGATACACCAGACCAAAGAATTGTAAAGTCAAACGAATATTCACTCTTTTCAAAAGGACAAGGGTTTGATATTGCAATAGACACAGAAATTTCTCAATTAATTGATATACCCAGAAATCTACCAACACTTCCATTAGCTAATGCACCACAAGAAAATTTATTAGAACCAAAATTATTTTTAGAAGCAGACTCAGACGGAACTATCACAACACCTATAATTCTAACACCTTCAAGAAAAGTTCCAAGAGAAAGAACAGACGGATATACAATAGACTTAGTAAATGGTGATATTATAGCTCCAAGTGACTGGAACAATAGTAATGTGAATACAGAAGAAGATAATATCGAAAATTATCTACAAGTTTATTATTTAGAAAACAATGTTAGAAGACAATTTCCAAATTTTAATATTTTTAATTCTTATATAGGAACTTTACTATCATCATATATTGAACACGAAATAATTTTAGTAGAAAAAGATGAATTAGATTTAATTCCATTGGGAACACCAATGAAATATAACACGAGATAATAATGGCACATTGGATAGATAAAAAACAAAAAACAAGAGTATCTGACACAGATTATAATATTCTTTCGTTAGGAAAGAAAAAAACAATTGACAATACATTTGGTTTATCATCAAGAGATTATATAGAAATGAATGTTTTTAACTCAAGTGGAACTTTTTTAGATTCAATAAGAATTGACGAACCAAAACAATATGTAAATGTTGAAGGTAAATTTGAAATTAATCCAGGAATAATATTAAGAAGAAACGGATATTTTTCAGGTGATTATGACATAGAGTTTAATTTTTTCAGAGAAATAGCTGGAAGTAATCAAACAATTTTAGTTGATAGTAATAAAAAGATTTATACTGGTGAATATGATGTTTTAATTGATGGTCGTATTGTTAAACGAGGTAATCCAAAGTCTGAATTAAAAGAATTAGATTACAAGTATTTTGTTCATCAAATATCTAATGATAAAAAAGAAATTAGATTAGCAACATTACCTATCGACAACGAAAGATACAAAGCAGAATTCGAGGGATTAGGAGAAAATAAATCAGTTATTTATCCAAAAATAATAGGACAAGATGTTTTAAACTTTGATAATCCATCATCAAAACCACCTTCCAATAAGTTTGTATTAAACAACAATAGTGATGTTGTATTAGACAAAAGTTTAATTGGTGGAGAACTTGTTATTAATGATGCGTATGAAATAATGGATTTAACAGATTTTGGTGCAGAAAATGATGGGTTTAGTATTGGTTGTCATAAACTTGGAAAAACAGGTTTTGGGGATATTAAATTAGGTGATAAAAATAATGCAACTACAGGAAGAGATTTTAGTCGAGATGTGTTTGGTGGTATTGCAGCTAATTCTGATAATGATGCTGAAAATGATGTTTCTAATAGAGCTTCAAAAGCAAAAGCGAATAGTGGTGTCCCGTGGTTTGGAGGAGCTTATACACTAGGATATAGAACAGCAAATCGAACGGGTGGATTTCCAATAGAAATACTAACAACACTTACAGATTTAGATAAAATAAAAGATTTAGAACCAGAATTAACAGCAACAATAAAAGGTCGTGACTTAGTTGATACATCAAATGTATTTGAAAGCACATCAAAGGTAATCTTTACAGGAAATGGAACAAGAACTACTCTTCCTATTCCACAAAATCATAAAGCGTTTGGTGGACTATATGATGTAGAACTTAATTTGACTTTTGATATAAGTGGAACACGAAGAGGAATTAGAATATACAGACCAAATTTATTTTGTGTATTACCTACCTATAATAAGATAAACGATGCAAGACCATTGTTATTACTTTCAGAAGTAGGAGATAATTACTAATGAACTTTAAATTAAAATTCGGTTCTAATTTTTCACTTTCTGATGGAAACCAAGTATTTAATATTACTGATGCTACAAGTAAAGGTATTATTGAAGTTGTTACTGAAAATGAAACAAATGAAACTTCAATAACTGGATATCAGTTTTTATTGATACATAATGGAGCACCACTGCGTCCACAACCAAGAAGTAGAAATCCAAAATTAGAAATAGATTATAAAAACCAAACAGGTAATTGGAGTGTTGAAGCTTGGGTATATGTCACAGAACAAGAGTTTGATGATACTTCAGAAGAAATATATAAAGTTCCAGGAACTTGGATTGTAATTGATAATAGTAGTGGAGATACCACAAGTGGTGGTTCACAAGGACAAGTATCAACAGATGTTCCAAATAAAATTTATACAAAATTTCGTTCTATTATTACAGATGTTATTCCAGAACAAAGAACAATTATAACTAAAAAAGCATTATCAGATGATTTAGATTCAAAACTTTTACCTACGACATACGAACAAAGTTTAAATTGGGGTATTAATTATAATAAGACTGATTTTAGAGATTTAAATACTTTAATTGATTTTGGTAATAATGAAAAGTCAATTATAGTAAATTCACAAGTAGATGCAGAATCTATAAAAATAGCACCACATTCAATAGTTTTAAAAACATATACTGACATACCACAAAATATACAAGTAAAACAAAATGTTTCTATTATAAAAGAGATGTCTGAACCTATTAGAGAAACAATAAGATTATATCCATTTAATGACGCAGAATTGGGTGACCCAATTTTAAGACAACCAAATGAACAATCAATAGATTTCATTAATAATGCTAAAACACAAGAAAAAAGTTTAGATGACTTATATACAAATAATAACTTTTTATCAAGTTCTATTTTTAATGAAATTTTAAGTGGTAGTAATCAAGCAGATATTAATGTTGATTATAATGATTATGGTAATTACTCAACATTTGGTTCAGTAGAAAAAAGAATACAACACTTTAGAAGAAAATTAGAACGATACGAATATTACTCAAGTGAGAGTGGTTCGTTAGCCGTAAAAGCTGTTGCAACTGCTTCGGTATATGATTCTGAAATTGTAAAGAATGAAGAATTAAAAAATG